ATGGATAATAAAAGTTTAGCACACACAACATGGAATTGTAAGTATCACATCGTCTTTGCGCCAAAATATAGAAGGCAGATTATTTATGGACAAATTAAAGTAGATGTAGGTAGAATTCTTCGCCAGTTATGTGAAAGAAAAGGAGTAGAAATAATTGAAGCAACAGCTTGCCCTGATCCTATTCACATGTTGGGTAGCTAATTGTTTCAGGGCAAAAGGGTTGCGCATTCATTTGAAAATAATATGGTTATTCTATTCGTTTATCGGCATCATCTTCGAACTGACTATTTTTGATGTTCTTAGATAGAATGGTTACTACTTTTTTCGTTTACACTATTTCACTCTGACTAACACTAATTATTGCAGTTAATCAATCGTAATTTAACGTACTTCACAATAATTACTCCCTTCAGTGAGTCTATAACCATCAAAATAATGATTATTAAGATAGTGATATAATCTTTTCTTCGCAAAATCGTATTCTACATGAAAGAACGCTTGAATTGTAATAATTGCTTTTTCCTCATTTGAAGGTAGTTTTAGCTTATTAAGCATAAAAGTGGGTACACAGGCTTGGAGAGCAAAACTATTTGCTTTCCATTCTTGATATTCTCTAAAAAGCTGAATTGATTTAGCTTGATTACCAGAGTGTACCGTCGCATGACATAACTCATGCCCGAAATCCTGCCACTGCCTTTCTTCAGACAATCTAGAATCAATAAAAATTACATTTCCTGTATTGGTAGAATCGTAAGGTAAAAAGTATAGTGTAAAACCAAGGCGTGAGGCGATTAATCCTGGATTAAGATGTTTAGGTGTTGTCACATCAATACTTGTATATAATTCACAAATATAATCTTCTAGATGAGTATAAATAAAATTCATAATATCCCCCTTTTATCAAACGTATGTTCTGTTTATGGTAACAAAAAAATTCACCAAAGAAAAGGCGAATTTTAAAATGATTGGAAACGTTGCAAATTATTGTGATTTTATTTTTTGTTTTCTTGTTGCCGTTTCAATACTTCATAGAAAACTTCAAATTGTTCTAACGCATCCAGTAAATTTTCTGGCTGGTTTTTAAAAAATAAATCTTCTCTAGTTAAAAAGAAATCAATTACCTCTTTTTGATATGCACTTAGATTGTTGTATTCATTATCAGAGATGCCAGCTTGGGTATGTAAAGCTCCTTTATTATCTGTTCTCCCTAAAAGATAATCTATAGACACATTATAGTAGTCCGCAATTTTTTCTAAAATTTCATAATCAGGATTTCTTTTACCTTGTTCATAAGCAGTATAAGCTGGTCTAGTAATGCCTAGAATGTCTGCTATATCTTGTTGCGTTTTGTTATTTGATTTTCGTAGATATTTCAAGCGTCCACCTAGCATAATTTCACCTCGCGTTTCTAAATATCATTATATGTAACAAATTGTTACTAATCCAATAAAAAACAAAAATGTAACGAAACGATACAAATATACTTGACTAAGTAACGAATTGATACTATATTATAAATAAGCTATATGAAAGTTGGTGAATAATTGGAAAATCGAACTTGGTTAAAGACAAAACGTTTAGCAAATAATCTGACTCATGATGATGTCGCTAAAGCATCTGGAATTAAACGAGCATATTATACCATGATTGAACAAGATAAACGCAGGCCTTCTGTACATGTTGCTAAATCTATTGCGGTAGTACTAGATTTTGATTGGGTTCTTTTTTTTGATGATAAAAGTAACGATTCGTTACAAAATGGCTGTGTAAATGTGTTTGTGTAGCGATATGATACAAAGTTTATTAATAAAGGAGGATATATTGACATGAAATTATTACAAATTATCTTATATGAAAATTGTAGAATACTTACGACAGCACAAATTGCTGAAAGTTATGGAACAATTAGTGACCATATTTATAAAAACTTTTCAGAAAATAAAGATCGATATAAAGAATATAAGCACTTTATCAAATTAGAAGGTAAGGAATTATTGAATTTTCGAGAAACGCAACAACACTTACAAATTTCCAATCAGGGTAGAGCGTTATATCTTTGGACTGAAAAGGGAGCTTGGCTACATGCTAAATTTCTAAATACAGATGAAGCTTGGGACGCGTATGAAAATTTAGTAGACGAATACTACACGGTGAAAGAAAATGTAATTCCTTTATTTAAAAATCAAACACATGTGACCGATCTTCGTACAACTGCTGATTTAGTGAAAGATACTCAAGCAATTCAACAAGAACAGCATGGACAGGACCTGTCTATGATTATCGAAAAATTTAATGAACAAATAACATTAACTTCTGGTGAACAACGCGCTGTACGAAAAGAAGTTGCCATAAAAGTTTATGAGATTGAAGATGATACAAACATCCAACCTAAATTATTTCGTGAATTGCATCGTGAAATTAAGAATCGTTTTGCTGTAGCTAGTTATAAAGATATTCGTAGGAAAGATTTGCAAAATGTACTGGAATTACATTCGATTTTGGATTCCTCGAAAGGTATCATAACTCTCGTTTTGTGTGTGGATATATTAATTGTTGAAGTTTGGTTTGTGAGTTGAACAAGGGTGTTGTCATTGAACAATTAGTTAGCACCAATCTATAGTCTTAGCAAGGGGCGAATAACAAAGTTAATTTCAAGTCTAAAAGATAAGGGCAATGTCATTGTGGACCTAATCTACAAACCTGGCACAAAAGTTATTGACCGACGTATTAACAAAACGACTAGAGTGAATGTTCAAACGTGTTGATACCCAGTCAGGAGAATAATACAGTTTTTAATAATACATTGCAATGTAATAACTACAGATGGGCAGGTGAAGATTAGTGCAAAAAACGGGCGACAGAATGGCAGAAGTCATGGAGGAGCTAATGGCGAGAAGCAAGCAATATTTGGAGACTACTGTAGCGATTGAGGAAACTCAATATAACTGTTCTAAGTGTAGGGATACTGGTAGTTACTTAGTCCGTAAAAAAAATGGTTACTATATCCGAGGTGTTGAAGTGGAGCAAGACTATTATGTCGTTTGTGAATGCAACATGATGCTCAAGATTAATAGACTTATTGAATCGAGTGCAATTACAAAAGAGTTTCAGAAAATGAGCCTTAAAAACTTCTCGACGGATAATGTTCATCCCAAAGTTGTAGAAATGAAAAGTAAAGTGAAACAGTATTATGCAGCCTTTGAAGAAATTAGAGGTTTCAGACAAAACAGCATCATGCTTGTGGGACAACCTGGGTGTGGCAAGACACACTTATTAACCGCTATATCTAACTATCTGATCCATTCAAATCAAGTGCCTGTTCTATACTTTCCATACAAAGATGGCTTGAACAAGATCGCTGCTAACAATTTTGAACGTAAAATGGAAATTATGACTCAGATGAAGGAGGTTGTTGTCTTGTTCATTGACGATTTATTTAAGCCAATCGGTGGGAAAGTTAATGTGAAGTCGTGGCAGACTGAGGTCATCTTCGAAGTGGTAAACGCTCGTTATTTGAGCAACAAACCTTTATTAATATCTAGTGAATTGTCTCTTGATGACATGCTTTATATCGATGAGGCTTTAACTAGTCGACTGTTTGAAATGACGCAAGATTTCATAGTGACTATTCAGAAGGATAAGAAAGTGAACTATCGATTGCGCAAACTATTTGAAAAAAATAGAGAGACCCCCATCCCCTTATCGGAGGGAGAATAGATGACGAAACAACAGGAAAAAACGTTTTAGTTTTAATAAATGGATATAAAGCATTTAAAAGTGGAGTATTAACAGTTCGTTATGAATCAGATATGGGAGGTAGCAGTTTGAATCCAATATTTTTAGGTTTTGGAGTAAAACCGTATGCAGTTATCATATGGCGTAAAGGGGATGAGAATAAATCGAAAACAATTTGCTTTGACGAGTGTGAATTACAAACAGCATTAGCAATGCATATTAATCCCAATGGCTTTTATCATCGATATGAGCCGAAAATTTACTACTCTGCATAGAGGAGAATATCATTACACTTAGGAGGGAAAATTTATGTTAAAAGAGAGAGCACTAGTTATTACACCGGATGTTTTGGATTCAATGATTACAGACTACCATTGGATGGTTAACGCTATCAAAGAAATGCGAGAAGAAATGGTCATAGGGGCAAAGACGGCACAATATGGTATTGAGGCGTCATTACCAAAGGCGGTAGGCGGGATAGGTGATCCAATTATGCAAGAGGCTATTAGACGATCGAAAAATAATAAACGTGTTGCAGATTACGAGAAAAAGATATTAGAGGTTCAGAAACTTCTTGAAAAAGTTACAGGCGATAGGGAGATACAAGTATTAAATTGGATGTTAGATGGAAAATCTAAGCGTTGGATAGCAAAAAAAATGGAATTGAGTCACACACAAATACAAAATATTAAAGAAAATATTTTAATCAAAATGTTAGCTTAAAAAGGATCCCTCATATAAATTGAGGGATCCTAAAACTTTTTATTGGCCTGAAACTTTGTCTACTTGTGTTGTTATAAATCTTTTTTTAAAGGATAAGTGCAAGCTGAATTACATTTTGTTCAACTTTTTTCCATCTGGCAATTTGGTAATTCTTCTTGCATTTTAACTAATAGTCTCTTAGGGATACACTGAATGAAAGCAATCAGTAGAAACATTCCATACTTTCCAGAGTTGCCATACTTTAAATATTATGTGAGTTAGAAATAATAATGTAAACTAGGCTATAGGCAGGTTAGGTAAGATTTCTTTTGTTTATATTATATTTTGAATTTAGGGAAAGCCAATAGTTCCAAAGTTAATGCGAACAACTTAATAGTATATAAATGGATTTTTCTAACGGTCGTAGGTAACTACGATTTCAAACTTTCCAAAGTTGCCATACTTTAAACATTATGTGAGTTAGAAATTATCATGTAAACTAGATTTAGGCAAGTTATCTAAGATTTTCTTCTGTTTGTATTATATTTTGAATATAGGGAGAAACAACAAAGTTAACAATAGTATATAAAAAGATTTTATCAATCGGTCGTAGGTAACTACGACTTTTTATTATGCCTAATCTCGTCTTTTTCGAACTTGTAGACGTTAAAGAATAAGTTTTTAAATGTTACCGTTACACTATTTTAGGAAAAGGAGGGCTAGAGCTATTAAAAGAAAGTTGTATCATTTTTTAGGATGAGGAGGTGTTATCAGCAAAAAATGATTTCTCTATGTATCGAACGAAGTTGTCCTTTAAAAGGAGGGTGTTTACTTAATGGCATTTGAATTTAAGGAAGTAAAGCAGTTAGCTGAAAACTTAAAAGAACTCACTATTACAACTGAGAAGATACACAAAAAAGTGGCTGAGAGAGTTGCTCAAATAGCTATTAAGAAAGTGAAAATGCTTACACCTGTAGATAATAATGGGTTTCGTGATAACTGGAAATTCCATATTGTTAAAGAGGGTAATAATTTTATCATTATTATTTATAATCAGTTAGAATATCCGATTTTTGTTGAGAAAAGGCATAGTGTCATGACTGGACGAACAGCAGGTTTTGTAGATGGTCAATATATACTTAAACTCACGGAACAAGAAATGGAACATCTTATACCTCAAATGTGGGAACACGAAATCGAGAAGGAATGGGGGCGTAAAATGGGTGGTTAATGTAACAGATCGTATTAAAACGTTAGCAATCATGCAATTACGATCTTTGTATCCTGATAACAATCAATATCAAATTTACAATAAACCAGTTAAGCAAGACTTAAAATTACCTGCATTTTTAGTTCGAATCATAAACGTGCATCAAGAGCGAAGTATGAAGAATCAAGCAATTCGGACCTATTCATTTAGCATCGTCTATTTACCATCTACAGATGAAATAGATGATGAATGCTTAAATGTACTGGAAGTTATCCAAAACAACTTTAAATACCTTGCGGATAGTTTCCAAATACATGAAATAGAAGGGGAAATAGTTAATGAAACACTAATGATTAATTTTCAAGTGAAAGCGAGACTTTACGACAGTCAAGAAGAAGCGAAAATGAAAACATTGGAGGGCGTTGGATTTGACACAAATAATGACTTTTAAACAAAAAACAGTGAAGCAGCCAGAGAATAAAAAATTCTCTAAGGCTGCTTTTTTAGATAGCGCTCAATCTTCAAAAGAGCGTTTAGAGTATCAAGTTGTGCTTCAAGATGGCGTAACTTATACAAAAATAGAAGCTGATAAACAAGTATCCGAGTGGAAGCAAAAAGGAGGAATTGCATAATGGGTGGAATTTGGGAAACGCAAAATAAAGTACGTCCTGATGCTTATATTAATTTTGAAACAAACAGTTTAAATACAATGGGACTTGATTCTAATGGGGCTCTAGTTGTACCTGTGACACTTGATTGGGGTGATGTTGGTAAGTTTACTAAACTCTCTTCAAATACAAAGTTTAGGAGCTTATTCGGTAAAGCACTGGGTGATATTTTACCTCTTCGAGAAGCTTTTAAGGCTACTGGAAATGTTTATTTGTATAACCTTAATGGCGTTGGTGAGAAAGCGAAAGCGACAGTTGAAGGATTAACAGCTACTGCGAAGTTCGGTGGAACTGATGGAAATAGGATTCACATTATTACGACAACTGGATTAGACGGTTCTACAACAGTAAAAACCTATTTTGACGGTATTCAAGTGGACTTACAAAAGGTGATTACTTTCGAAGATTTAAAATCAAATGAATATGTATTGTTTAATGGTTCATTACCAACAGGTGATGCTACTTTGACTTTAGCTGGTGGAACAACAGTAGCTGCTACAAACGAGTCCCTATCTGAGTTCGCGTCTGCATTGGATACTTTGAATTTTAAGGTAGTGGCATATGGGACTGCTGACAATACAATAAAAGAGTTACTTGCCTTAAAAGTAAAAGAACTGCGAGAACAAGCAGGTAAACGCGTTACATTCGTTACGAATAATTATAATGCAGCAGACCATGAAAGCACAGTATCGATTAAAAATGGCGTCACACTTGATGGTGGGGAAATCTTAAGTGCAAATGAGGCGGTGTACTGGTTTGGTGCAGCATTTGCAGCATCCACTGTAGGTTCATTAACATATGCAAAATATCCGGGTGCAATAGAAGCGGAAGCGATGACCAATGATGAAATCATTAAAGCATTACAAGACGGTCATATTGTCTTCACTTTCAATAATGATGAAGTAGTAGTAGAGCAGGATATAAATACTTTCCATTCATTTACACCGTCTAAAAACCAAGATTTCCGTAAAGGAAAAATTGATCGAGGAATGACTATTGTTGAAAATAACACACGCCACATTTTCCGAAAATACTTCATCGGTAAAGTGAATAATAATGACGATGGAAGAGATTTATTTAAGAAGCAATTAATGAAAACAGTGCTCGATCCATATGTTCGGTTAGGGGTGATCAATCCATATTTGCCTGAAGATATTACTGTTGAGCAAGGTGATGAAAAAGATGCCGTATTTGCAGTGATTGGTATCAAGTTTATCGATGCAATGGAAAAATTATATATGCGCGTTGAGTGTAAATAAAAGGGGGAAAATTAGATGGCAGCAAACGTAATGCAAACAAAAGACGCAATGTCCTCTCGTGAGGGCTTGGTATTTATTAATATTGAAGGGCAAACATATGAATTTGCAGAAATTCTTAAATTCAAGGCGGAAGTAGAATACAACAAAGTAGAAGTAAAACGGTTAAATGCTCGTATGGAAGGTTCAAAAATTGTCGGAGCAAAAGGTGTCGGTGAAATGACGATGTATTACCATCGCCCAGAGGTTCGAGCGATGGCCATGAACTATCTACGTTCAGGGAAATCGCCAATGTTTGATGCAACAATTGTCAATGCGGATATTACTAGTGCAGCTGGTAAACAAACCGTGGATGTCCGAAATATTGTTCCAGATAAAACATTACTAGCAATGCTTGATGCAGATAGTGCAGACACATTAAAAGACGAATTTTCATTCACATTTGACGATTTTGAAATCTTAAACCAATTTAGTGTTATCCAATAAGGAGGAAACTGTAAATGAGTAACTTTAAAGCATTCATGAAAGAAAATGTAATGGCGGTAGAACCTATCGAGTTATCCCTACAACGTTTTGCAGAACCTATTAAATTACGACCTGTTCCATCTGAAGAAGCCGATTTGATTAACGATAGATGTTTTAAAAATGTAGCTGGCAAAAGAGGACGCCAAGAACGAGTATTTGATCCAGTAGCATACAACCGTAGATTAAACGTAGCAGCTATCGTATACCCAGACCTAAATAATACAGAATTACAACAATCTTATGGCGTAAAAGGTGCAGAGGCCTTATATGGGAGAATGTTTCTAGCAGGTGAAACATCGCTGATTTCAGAAAAAGTATCCGAAATTAGCGGAAGTGATATTACGCTCGAAGATGAAGTGGAAGAAGTAAAAAACTAATACAAGGCAATGACGATGAGCGCGACGGACTAGCATTTTATGCACATGTTGCGCTTCATCGGTTCAATATACTGCCTAACTCGTTTTTAAGTATGGATCGCAAAGAGCGCGCATTCATTATAGCAAGTTTGGATATAGAACTTGAAAAAGAGGCAGAGGCCTCGAAAAAGTAATAAGACAATTATAATTATATAGAAAAGGCATGCCTTGTTGGGTATGTCTTTTTTAGCCCTAAAATGAGGTGAGTGTTATGTCAGTGCGTACAACCATGACCTTGACCGATAGAATGACGGGTACTCTTCATAAGATGATGAAAGCTATGAATAGTACAATCCGAACGATGGAGCAAATGCATATATCATCCAACAGAGCAGGGGATATGCGTAGCCTGCAACGTGCAACGGTCGTTATCCAGAGTGCGAGTGTAGCTTTTAATAGATTAGGGACTAGTGCAAGACTTGCACATCAAAGTATTAGCGATGTGGGTGATGGATTTATAGGGACTTCGGGAGGGATAGAAGCCGCCACAAGTGGAGTAGATAATTTTTTTAGTAAATTTGTTGGTTTTGCTTCTAATATTTTATCGGTAAAGAATTTAACTGAGAGTTTTAAGAAGTTAGCAAGCGCTTCTGATTCTTATAGTAATACTAATACGCGAATCGCTAATATTAATGACGGTTCGCAAACACAAGCGGAGTTGCAGGATAAGATTTATAGAGCTTCTCAGCGAAGTTTAAGCTCTTATAATGATATGGCTACTAGTGTTGCTAAATTAAACGCTAGTGATACTTTTAGTAGCAATGATGAAGCGATCCGTTTCAGTGAGCTGATGAATAAATCTTTCGCTGCTTCAGGAGCTAGTAGTCAAGAAAAGGCTGAAAGTATAAAACAATTAACGCAAGCAATGGATTCTGGAGGATTGAAAGGAGATGAGTTTACATCGATTGCAGAAAAGGCTCCATTGCTTGCAGATGCAATTGCAGATTCTTTAGGAAAAAGTACAAGTGAACTAAAACAAATGTCATCAGATGGAGAAATTACAGCGGATATTATCAAAAATGCGTTATTTAATGCTGCTGACGAAATTGAAGATAAATTTAGTAAAACGCCGATAACATTTTCAGATGCAATGACTGTATTTAAAAACTATGCGCAAAATGCATTTGAACCTATATTTAAACGATTCAGCGAATTTGTTAATTCGGATGCATTTGGGGTTTTAGCAGGTCATGCAATGATGTTTATTAATCTATTTGTAGCTGGATTATCACTTGTTTTTGATGCTCTTGAGATGATTTACAACACAATCGGTGCGGTAGGAACATTTATGTATGATAACGCTAATTGGGTGGTGCCTATACTTGTAATAATGGGTGTTGTTCTAGGATCAATTGTAGCAATTTTGCTAACCAAATATGCTGTTTTAGGATTAATTAGGACAGCAACCCTTGCGTGGGCTGCAGCACAATGGATAGTAGATGCTGCTTATTTAACAAGCCCTATTACGTGGGTCATAATTGGAATTATTGCAGTAATTGCTTTAGTTGTAACCGCAATGGTGATGTGGGCTGAACAAACTGCAACTGTAATTGGTGCAATTGTTGGAGGCGTTTATTGGCTAGGTACTGCCTTCTATAACATTATGATAGGTATTGCTAACCTTGCTATTACCGTTGCCGAATGGTTCGTTAATACATGGAATCAGGCTATATTTTTTGTACAACTAGCATGGATTGCCTTTAATCTTATGGTTAGAACTGTATTAGATGCCATAGGAAATAATATTATTAGCGTAGCTGAGTGGATTGCAAATACATTCAACGATTTAGTGTATGGTGTACAGATGGCATTTTATACGATGGGAACTATGGTGTTGAAAACGGTTGGTGGTATAGCAGATGGTATTTTTAATGTCATTAATAATGCATTAGGCGGAATATCTGATCTTATCAACGGTGCAATTGGTGGAGTGAATTCATTCATAGGTTTACTTAATGGTGTGCTAGATACCGATCTTTCTAAGATAGGTACAGTAGATTTAAAATTAAGTAGTGGTGCAACTAACTTTGGGGAAACGCTTCAAAATCTTATTAAAGCGCCTACAAAGGCTGACAAGATTACTCTGGGAAGAATGAACACCGCTGGGGATTATATGAATAATGTAACTATGCCGACTGCACCAATCAAAAAACAATTTGAGCGTTTAGATTACAAAGACTTAGGTAATGCATATGACAAAGGATATGAATTAGGAAATTCTCTTTCACTTGCTGGCAGTGAAAAATTAAGTAGTCTAGTAGACAAAGCAAAAGGGCTAGCGGGATTAGTGAAGAAAGATGAAGAGAATACTAATCCATTTCCATCCAGTTTGACAGATGATGTAGTAAAATCAGCACCTTCAGATTCGGGTCTTGGTCAAATAAATGCACCTTCAGAATCAGGTCTTGGAAAAAATGCTGATGATAATCAAAAACTTAATGGTGGAAATATAGATAAAGTTGGGAAGATTGAAGACAAAATCAATCTAGCAGACGAATATCTCGAATTATTTAAAGATATTGCGGAAGGTAAAGTGATCAATAACATTGTTTCGCTTACACCAAATTTACAGGTCCATAATAATTTTGAAGATACAACTGGTAGTGTAATGGAAAAAATGCTTAATAAATTCGGTGATTTATCTAATGGAAGTGGTAATGTTGCTAAAATAAATGACTATGTATCACAAGCATTGAATGTTCCAGTTAGGGATGAAGTTGAAGTATCAAACGAAGTACGAGAGAAAATTTCTGCTTCACCTATAACAAATACTAGTAAAGATGTTGTGCAGCATATTCAAAGTGAACCGAAGTTTTATTTCACTGGTGATATTCGTGAGAAAGTGGATGTTCATGAAGTTGTAAAGTTTATTACACAAGGTTTGAAAGATGAGCAGAATCGTTCGGTAGAGGGGGTATATGGATGATAGGAATCTATCTAAGTGCTAACAATGACAAAGAAGGATTTCGTATCCCTGTAAATCCGCCAGAATTATCTTTTAAACAGGATGCAGATGGAGAAGAATTTTCAGTCGCTAAGATTGGAACTGTTAAAGTGCCTAAACCTATGAAATTACCCGAGTTCTCATTCTCTTCGTTTTTTCCAGCGCAGGATACACATTACGCTGAAACACAATTTATTGAACCTAAAAAGTATATTGACCAAATAAAAAAGTGGATGGCCGAAGAAACGGTTATCCGCTTTGTTTATGTAGGCGGTTCATTCTCTATTAACGGCCAGTTTACTATTGAAAGCTTTGAAGCAAAAGATCAATTTGGTACGTCCGATGTGGATTATACTATCTCTTTTAAAAAGTATGTGCCATTTGGATTTAAAAAAATGGAACTTGTTCATAAGAGTAATGTGCCAACTGTGTCTGCCAAGAAAAAGACAGTGAAGAAAGTCGTGAAAAAGGAAGCTCCAAGAGAAAACTCTAAGCAAATACCACAGACGTATAGTTTAGTAAAGGGTGATTCGCTTTGGAAAATCGCGCAAAAGTATACCGGAAACGGAGCAAATTATAAAGCACTGCAAACCTTGAACGGGATTAAAGATAGTGATTTAAGGAAGTTGCCAATTGGGTTGAAAGTGAAAATTCCGCCTGAATGGACGGCTAAGAAATGAGGTGGTAGGTATAGAAGTATTAATTGATAATCGAGATGGAAATATATACGAAGTGCCTGTCACTTCACTTAGCTGGAAGACTGAAAAAACAGGGAAAGCATCAGAGCTTAATGTTTCTTTGCTAAATCCTAAGCCACTTGAAAACAAAATTGTATCTGGTGCGATTGTAAGGGTAATCGATGATGGACACAAAGTATTTTATGGCTACTCATTTAAAACTGGTTTTGGTAAGGATAGCGAATTTAATATCATTGCCTACGATCAACTAAAGTATTTAATGTATGAAGATACTTTTGTTATTCCATCGATGTTAACAGAAAAGGCTGTTGAGCGTATTTGCAGTATGGCAAATCTTAAGTTGAGTTCTGTAGCGAAAACAGGTTTTACAGCGCCAGGAATGGTTGAAGAAAATAAGAAGACATTAGATGTCATCATGAAATACATTGATTCAGCTATTGTGGCTACAAACCAGAGCTTTGTTTTTATGGATGATTTCGGCTCACTAGGATTGCATAATATTAGCGATCTTGTTATACCCCCTACAGATTTTTATATTGGTGAAGAAAGTCTTTTGTATGACTTTGATTACTCGGTATCAATTGAGGATTCTTATAATCGAGTAAAACTGGTATTAGATGATAAAGAGGCTTCGAAGCGAAGAGTATTTATTGCGCAGGATAGTAGCAATATCGCTAAATGGGGTCAGCTGCAGTATTACAAAAAGGTAGACGAAAATATGACACCCGCTCAGATTGAAAGTTTATTGAATGTATTACTCGCGGTTCACAATAAAGAAAAAAAGGAATTATCCTTAAAGTGCTTAGGTGATTGGCGAGTACGAGCTGGAAAGATGGTATTTATCTATATCGAAAAATTAGGGATTAAACAGTTGTTTTTAGTAGAGACATGTACACATGATTGGTCCGCTAAAGTCCATACAATGAGTTTAGAATTGAAGGTGGTTTCATGAGTTTACTAGAGTTAATTAAAACAACAGCAATGGCAGCATTTCAAGCGTCCAATCCAGTAAATATTGTTTTGGGTAAAGTCATTAAAGCAAAGCCGTTAAAAATAGAAATACACTCGAAACTCATCTTGACCGATGAGTTTTTACTTGTTGCAGAGCATCTTACTAGACATGAAAGAATTGCCAGTATTCAATTCAAATATCCGAATAGTTACACCAAAGGTCAAATTGGTGATGAAGGTAAACAGACAAGTTCGAAACGACAAAATCAAGGCGAATCGACTGCGGTGCCTTATGAAGAATATGAAATGAAATATCTAAAGCTCGTCTTAGAAGATGGGTTAAAAGAAGGTGATAAAGTAATAATGCATCGAGTACAAGGTGGGCAAAAATATTTTGTATCAGACAGATATAGAGAGGGGGATAGTGTATGGCACTACCAACAGAAGCAATAACGATTACCCCTGATATTGAAGTAATGGACGCTGTTAAATTACCCACTCGAACGTATCATTTAGATTTCAAACGAGGTAGCTGCAGCGGTTTAATAGATGGTCAAAAAGCTATGGAACAAGCAATTTTTAAAGTATTAAATACCATTCGCTTTAAACATCTGATTTATACAAATAATTATGGTTTTCAAAACATGGTTGGCTATGATGAGTTATATGTTCGCGGGGATTTAAGTAGGCGAATACACGATGCCTTGTTACAAGATGAACGTATTACATCATTAGAAAATTTTAGTCTTGAATTTATCTCAAAAGATGATGTATTAATAACATTTATAGCTCGAACAATTTATGGCGATGTTAGTCTGTTAAAGGAGGCGATTAGGATTGCTTGAGTACTTAGAATCACAATCATACGACAAAATATTAGCTGTACTGCTTGAACGTGTTCCGGATGACATTGATAAACGTGAAGGTAGTGTAATATACGATGCACTTGCACCTACAGCATTAAAGTTAGCAGAAACATATTGGGATATGTCAGTATTATATCGTCGTACTTTTGCTGCAACAGCAGACGGAGCTGATCTTGAAAAACGAGTAAATGAGCATGGTGTCGAACGAAAGAATGCAGGAAAGGCTATTCGCCGAGCTTTATTTACAGATGGTGATGGTCAACCTCTAGATGTGACTATAAATAGCCAATATCGATTAGAGGCAATTGTCTATAATGTAATTGAGCGATTAGATGTCGGGGTATATAAAGTAGAGGCACAAATAGCAGGTGCAGTTGGTAACAAGGATTATGGAGAAATGCTGCCTCTAGAAGCAAATAACAAGCTAGGTAAAGCTGTATTAGCTGATGTACTTGTGCCTGGTGAAGATGATGAAACAGATGAGTCCTTATATTTAAGATTTGTCGAACATATCCGTGAAAAAGCTTTTGGTGGTAATCGCGCGGACTATAAGAAAAAGCTGAGAGCAATTCAAGGCGTTGGTGGTGTACGTCTGCGTCGAGTTCCATTTGGTGGCGGAACAGTAAAAGTAATCATTATTGATTCGGATTTTAATGCTCCGACACCTGAGTTTGTATCTTATGTTCAAGAGCTTATGGATCCATTAGAGTTTAAAGGTGAGGGTTATGGTACTGCGCCTATTGGTCATGAAGTAACAGTTGAAGGTGTAGGGAAAAATAATATTGAAGTTGAAATTGAACTGATCTTGAATGGGGCATCTATCGGACAAATTGAAGCACAAGTGAGTGCAACGTTAGAAACGTATTTTGCTGAATTACGTGCAAGTTGGTTTAAAGATTTAGACATCAATGTTCGTATTACTCATATTGAATCTCGGCTATTAGAGATTGAAGGAATAGAGGATATTGCTTCAACATTGTTGAATGGCTTAGCAAATAACATTAACTTGGTCGAAGAAATTCCGGTACTTTCTAAAGTAATACTGAAGGAAGTGAGTACATGAACAATGCTTTTTTAGAGGAGTTACCATCCTACTATAAAAATATAAAAGAGTTTCGGGAGTTGTCCAATACAGTTACGCTTAACTGGGATAAACTTGACGAAGCTCTTTTTGGTGTGGATAATGATCAATTTATTTTAACTTCAAGCGAGGCTGCTATTGCTATAAGAGAAAAGGATTTTGGTATTCGCGCAGATCGAAAGAAAGAGACATTGAAATTTCGAAAACTCCGATTACTGGCACGAATGCAAGAAAGTGCACCTTATGTGTTGGAGTACTTATCAAAGGCCTTATCAGGGTTAATCGGAGAAAATAATCATCAGATTTTATTAGATATTAATGAATTTCAAATGGAAGTGGCAATCGAAGTTGAACAATCGACTTATTATAATGAAGTTGTGCAGTTAGTTGAAAGAATTGTTCCGTTAAATATTGATTTAATGACAACAATTTTAGCTTTAAAAGAATGCCTAATTATTATAGGTGGTACCTATGCATGGCCTATCAATTACAAAATATGTGGTCGTTTTAAAACAGCAGAAACGCATGGTGCTTTAGGGAATGAAATTTTAGTAGTATCTAATGAGATATACGGCTTCGTTATGAACAATCAGATTTGTGGTCGATTTAGAGTGGGAGGTGTAAGGGATTGAATGAAATACAACCATTAATGATAAATTTAACTCAACAATTTTTAAGTAATCTTACAGTTGGCGCAAAGGTTACTATTGATGGTGTTGTTTATGATAAAGAAATCTATCATACCAGCACAAAGTTCGGATTAAGAAAGTACGTAAAGTTATCGACAGAACAAGGCTTGGTAACAAGGGCTGTTTTAGTCGATAGTTACGGGCGGGAATTGTACGTAAAAACAATGAACTATCAAAAAGGTTCGAAGGGGTATGTAATAGCATTTCCTCTACAACTTGAATCAAAGGAAGTGAAAGTAAATGAGTAACTATATGAATGGTGAAATACCGCTGAATTTTAAGAAAAATCCTTACGAGCGTACTGAATGGTATGATGACGTAACAGATCCAGTGACAGGAGAAGTGATTGAGGACGGGACGCTGTTCATGTCAGAGTTTGCTAATAACTTCGAGTGGGGAATCTTTAACGCTTATCGTTTTATGATTGAAATGTACCGTCAATTAGAACGAATGCGTATTCAAATGGAACTAGATGGCCGTGTACCAGGAAACAGCGGAACGTTTGCAGACACGCTTGACGGCAGCACAAACAAAATCAAATTAGACACAGCGATGACCGACATTATTGAGGCTGTCATAATAGGAACAACTACTTTAAAAGTGGCTAGTGTTGATGGTTTTACACCGTTTACACAAGTCACTATTTTTGATGATGTAGCAAGTGAGGACGTTGTAATTACAGCGATAGGTCAAGGTACGATTACCGTTTCTGCACTTACCAATGCATACAAAAAAGGCGCAAAAGTGGCTCGAAGTAATGTTCAAATTGATGTGGTTAACGCTGAAATGGGTGTCGGTGATTGGCAGACATTCAACGTTGAATTAGTGGAGGTGGTTTAAGGATGGTTCAGTATTATTATGACAAGTTTACGGCGATAAGCACACCTGTCTATAGCTGGCAAATTGTATGGGGAACAGAAGAATTTTTAGATGCCGAATCTGTGAGCGGGTACGAAGATTATACGCTAGACCAAAACACGGGCAAAGTGTCTACTATCGGGGCTTCAAAAAGCGCAATTGTCAACATGAACACTGTAGTATACACAAATTACAACGATAACCTTATACGATACCAGGGCAGGTATGGGGTTTATACTATATCTAAGCTACCAGGCACACCAACCTGGTATCAATCTTCTACAAACTACTCAAAAGGCTCACTAGTGCAATCAAACATCACGGCAGAAGATGGCACATATCCGGCAAACGGACGTCATACAGACGGGTATTGGTATGTAAAAGGCGCGGCAGTTGGACCTTTGTCTCCAGGTACTGTAATTAATCAGCCATATAGTACAGCGGGTAATGGCGGACGCAAGTTAGTTAGATTAAATGATGGGACGTTAGTAGCTTGTGTTCTAGGGCAAGTAGCTACTGCCTGGTTTCTTCATGTATATAAATCAACAGACAACGGTAACTCATGGACATTCTTAGGTAAAAACGGTAGTTGGTCACTGTTATCGACAGCCTCATGGGCCCTTACAACAAACGGGACAAGTGTGTTTGTCCTGGTTACAGTAAGCACTAACGTTGTCCAATTCAAAGAGTTACGTATAAGTGAAATGAATGGCGGAGATTGGTCTCTAGGCACTAACGACCAGGGTAAATACGCCCGACTAGACGACAATCAATCAGCACTAGCCGGTGCGTCCCTAGCAATCGACCCAACCAACGGACACCTACACGCAACATGGGCAAGTAAAAATGCAACGTATCCAAATTCGTTTAATATCCGTTATACAAAGAGTACAGATGGTGGGGTTACGTGGTCAGCAGTTGAGCAAGTTACTAATATGAATCAATCCCCTATTAATATATCGAATCCAACAATAGTGATTAGAAATTCAGACGCTTTAATAATAACAGAAACGATATGGAGTACAAATGACAAATGTATAGATGTATTTAGTAAAAAGGTTGGTTTATCTGGTATTCACGGGGCTTCTGGTGCTTGGAAAAATAAAACTATTTACAACGGATACTCATACGCTCAATCCAGTCCATCAGCAGTAGTGGACAAAGACGGCGTGATTCATGTTGCCTGGCATGGGACTTCGTCCGATTCGGGAGGCTACAATAATCTATACTACGCTAAGTCTACAGATGGTGGCAGTACGTGGACTAGCGCGGAGAGCGTGCTAAAAGGTACTTCGCAGGGGCACTATGCAATGGCATCTATAACAACAGACAAGACAGGCGACTTAATTATCTTGGTAGGTGGCGTGAAAAACGTAGCCATGCTAAAAAAAGGCAGTACTCAATGGACAACACAGGTAGTAGACTATTTAATGACCTATCCGTCTACTTTATATGATGCTACTTTTAAACAAACTTTTGGTGTTATACCACCTACGGTTTATGCACAGTCAACAAAGAGCGTTCAATTTGTCGGAACACTTAACACAAACAACGACCCGACAATAGCATTGATAACACCGACAAACAATCAAACGTTATACGAAAACGACACACTTAACATTTCGGGCGAGGCATATGACGCTGACAAAGACCAATCTGTCACAGCGTACTATCAAATAAACAGCGAACAACGAAAGGTATTAGCAACAAACATAAGTCAGACGCAAATTGCTTTATCAAAGCAGCTAACCTTCAAAGGTGGTAAGCTATATGACGGTGATACGGCACTCACAGGCACACTAGCCGATGGTGTAGCACATACATTAAAAGTATGGGCGGAGGACAGTGAAAAAGCTTCTTCTGCGAATGTGGAGCGTACATTTTACGTGGTACCTAACCGAGCGCCTTTGTTATCTGTGGATGCTGTTGTACCTTCTGGCGTAGTTGATGCGGACAAATTTAAAATTAGTGGTACGGCCTCCGACCAAGATGCTAATTCAACGGTCAAGGTAACTCGTCGGATTAACGCAGGGAATGCTGTTGAAATATACAGTGGAGCAGGTGGAGCGTGGGAATTTGAACTAGCTCTATTGCAACTTGTAGTTGGTCAAAATACGATTGTGATTGAGGTCGTCGATAACTATGGAGCAAAAGCTAGTAAGACAGTAACACTAAATAAAAAAGAAGTGAAAACACCTATTTTGCAATCTGTTGCTCGGTATAAAATTGAGCCACCGAAGGGATCAGCGAAGGGTGTTTTATTATTTATACAACGTGATGAAGAACTGGATGTAAAAGTGGAGCTATCCATGACTTTAAGCGGTGAGCAAGAACAGTACGAAACATTAACGCCTGTGAATACTGCACCAGTACAACAAGGCGTAATAGAGGATACTTTCGAACACGAGGGGCTAGAAGCAAAGGAAAATATCATTCTCAAAATCACACCATCACAAACTGATTTATCATTTAATCACAAAATACATCTAATTTCAGGGGCGGTGGACTAATGCCATTTCAATATAAAGTACGCAACTCAGACAGTACATTTGGTGATATGAAGAAATTCGGAGTAGAAGAAACATCAGAAGAAAAGGCAACGCGGTTAGAGCAAGAAAATCAACTACTGTTAAACAGCATGATGGAGATGTCATCCTATATGGCTAACCAAGAACAACGTATAGCAGGTCAAGAAAACGCCATTATGGAACTTTCTACACTTATCGCTGCATTACCAGGAGGTGAAAGCAATGTTTAATGAAAACAGCGGGCTTGTATGTATCTGGTGTAATTATGTGAAAGTAAATCCAGATAAAAAAGAACAGGTGCCGAACCTTTCAAATCTGCGCCAAGTGGTGTACAGCAAATTAGAACAAGAAACGGATAGTAAAACGCAAGCATAGGCTTAGCGTTATTTTATTGTCTAAATAAAAGGTAATACCTTCCTTTTGTCGAATAGTGTAGAGGAGAGGAGGTTATTTATGATTTGGGAATATAAAGTTCAAAATTTTGTAGCTGAAATTAACGGTATGGAATTTGGTAATGTAAATGAACTATTAGGGAATTTATTAAATCAAATAGGGTCTGAGGGTTGGGAATTAATTTCTTCTACTCCTATTGAACCAAATAAGGTTACGAATATTCAATTAGTTTTCAAAAGACCAAAGGAATAAGTTTTAGCACTCTCAACCGAGGGTGCTTTTTATTATGCGCTGTGAGAGCAATCGAGATGGGCAAACAGTACATGTTACTGATTCTCGATGTTTCTCATGGCGCTTGTTTATTTATAAAAAGGGCAAAGGACGGTGTATAAATGGAAAGATTTTTTGTATCAGTATTCGGAGGAGCTTTATCGTTTTTAATTGGGGGTTGGGGGTTATTGCTAACGGTTCTATTAGTATTTAACATCCTTGATCTCTTAACTGGTACGGCTGCCAATTGGGGAGCTATTAATAGTAAACGAGGTTACCAAGGCATTATTAAAAAGGGCATGATGTGGGTTTGGATAGTAGTGGCTAACTTAATTTATTTAGTGCTGTTAGACCAAGGCTTTTCAATTGGTCAAATTATTCCTGATGCTGTAGCAATTTTATTTATCTTAAATGAAATTGTGAGCTTAGGAGAAAATAGTGCCAAATTAGGTTTGGACATGCCAGGACCAGTAAAACGTGCTTTAGAAATCTTTAATAATCACGAAAAAGAGGGTGAAAGCAAATGAGTTACATTTTTATACAAAACCTATTGCCTGCTAGTAAGTATCCTATAAAAGCGCCTTATTCTATGACACCACAGTATATTACGGTACACAATACTGCGAATGATGCTTCTGCAAGCAACGAAATTAAATACATGATTACTAACAACAATCAGGTATCCTATCATGTTGCAATTGATGATAAAGAAGTGATTCAAGCCATTGCATTTAACCGTAATGCTTGGCATTGTGGGGATGGACAAGAAAATGGTAACCGTAAATCAATCGGTATTGAAATTTGTTACAGCAAAAGTGGCGGTGCCCGTTATGCTGCCGCAGAGGAAAACGCTGTACAGTATATAGCGAAACTACTTAAAGAGTATGGTTGGGGCATTGAGCGAGTTAAAAAACACCAAGATTGGAACGGAAAACATTGTCCACATCGGATACTAAGCGAAAGTCGCTGGAATAGCTTCTTGAAACGAATTGAAGAAGCAATGAAGCCCAAAAATACTATTCAACAAAAGGAGGAACCAAAAGTGCCAAACACACTAACATCAACAGCTAAAGAGGATTTAAAAGGATTGTTAAAAGCGACTTATCAAAAAGGAATCTTGAAGGTGGACCATAGCGAAAGAGTTGGTTCAATGACAGATGGTGAAGCTTTAGGATTACTCATTTCTGTTGTAAAACGGACATTATAA